CCTACGATATTGAGACCACGGAGTCTTCCGCCCGCATCTGTAAGAGTTGTCGAGGCGCTGACATAGTAGGCTTTTACATTTGTTGCCATGATTAATTAATCCTTTGTTCCCCTGAGTATAAACAGAAAAAGGGGGAACTCCAACTGGAATTCCCCCTAATCTTAGTGTACGAGATTTAACAAGGGTTTATTAGACGCCCTTGTTGCCTCGCCACTGACGCCAGTCACTCCAGCCAAAGCTATAACGCTCACGGGCCTTGAAGCGAAGGTTACCGGTGTCAAAGTCTGGCTCCATCTTCGTGGCAAGAGGTGCTCGCATGAACATCTTTGTACCATTGGGACAGTCGTTCCGTAGGAACCATGCGTCTGCGTCGGTGAAACGACGGTTGACATAGTAGCCGTTAGGAATGAGGCCCAGATTACGAACGGCGTTGATGTCGTTCAAATCTGTGTTGGGCCGACCCGGAGAAGCAAGGATTCGATCTGCATCGAACTGGCCATCCGGGGCCACGTGGAGTGAGACTGGGGAAGCACCGATGAAGATACCACGATCATCCTTGATCTTATGAGTGTTGATGATTGCGGTTTCGAGGGTGCCTTCTGATAGATCAGCGGCAGTCTCTAGGTTTGACTGATTGCCATCGCCGACAGTGGGATGGGCGGCTGAGAACAGCACGACACCATCACCACCGACATAGCCAGCAGTGAAACCGTTGTTGTACACGTTAGCGGCCTTGACCTGCTTGGTCTGAGCCATTGCTCGGGCCAAGGCACGAGCCCTGACCTTTGCGAACGTGTCATAGAGATTGTCTTCCATTGCTTCTTCCGTGACGGCGAAAGCAAGGGCAACAGTCTCAGCGGTGTAGCGGGAAGTCCATGATTCCTGAGCGGTATCATAAACAACTGCTGCACCTTCAGCTTTAGTTGGGGCTGCGCCAAAGCCAGTCATAAGCACTTCTTCCTCAAATGCACGATCAGAGTTTTCCATGTCGAATAGAGGACGATCCTCTTCATCAACTGCTGCATACTCTAGGCCGAAAATTGCATTCAGGCCGGGAAGTAGTTGCTTGGCGATATCCGCACGATTAATAGCCATGTTCTATACCTCCCTTAGCTTTGTGCTGCTGAAGTGTACGAATCGACATGCTGGACGAGACGGACTTCAACTTTTGGATTCGCATCACCAAAGGCGTTATCGGGGACATTAGAAAGCCCGATTACCTGTAGCATTGCAGAAGCAGTAGCACGGCCAGCAACCTTTAGACCAAAGCCAGAACGGCCAGTCATGGTTGAGCCCGCACCTAGTGTGACGGTGTAGTTAATACCCACATCACCAAGGGTGACAGTGGCGTCAGCCTGAATGAGATAGGTAGTTGCAGGATCGTCATTGACGATTGCAAAAGGGGTTCCGTCAACAGACGATGTACTGGCAGGCCAGTAACGACCGAAAATTGGCTGTCTGCTAACGGGATCGACGTATTCGCAACCTTGGAAGGTTCCGAGAACGTGATCAGTAGTCGTGGTGATGACCTCAACAGTCCCTGATGAGCCTAGCTTTACGACATCTCCTGAGAAGATGCTTGAACCGAAAGTGTTGGCGATACGATAGCGGGTGGTGCCACCTGAGTTGGCACCCGAGCCTCGCATTCTAGCAGGGACTAGGCCATTTAAACCTTTATTCAAAGCCATTAAATTTCCTCCTTGATAGCTCTGAGTGACAGTGTCTTACCCATCGAAATGAGCGGACCTGCCTGTCCTTGCCCTTGATTTGCTTGCATTAGTAATAGGAGCCCGTGAATCGTTATCTCGCATGAGGTTGTTATTCACAGCTTCGTTGAGCATTCTTGTACGTTCGTTGGCTCTAAAAATTCGGTCTTCTCTCAGCTCGTGGGGCATTTTTGCAAGGGCTACATCCCCACGAATAATACAACCAGAAAGACGACCGTGATCAAGACCTTTGAAATTACGAGCCATATCAGGACATTCTTCTTCCGTCACAAATTCCCAACCTTCGTTAAGGCGGACACCGATGTTCTTGGTGTCCTCTTCGCCTCTGACTGAAATCCGGACCCATTTTAGGGCAAAGCCTTTGTCATCAAACGTGTTGATCACATGCTCCGGGATGTCTAGCCAGTTGGGACGCTCTTTTGTATGTAGACGTGAATCCCTGTCTCGCTCGCTATCGGTTCTTGATTTCTTTTCTACTACTCGTGCCATGTTGTGTCTCTCCCACGCTATCCGTTAATCAAGGTATAGTCACCGGCAGATCGCTCTGCTTTCTTCTTTTCGGCTGCATACCTTTCAAGAGTAAGGCCCCATTTCTTGGCAAGACTGACATCAGCTTGTGTCAATCTAACTTTATTTGAGGTTGCCTGTCTGCGTGATTGACCGGCTACTACTTGGGTGTTAGTTTTTACGTCCCCACCACCGGGACGAAGCCTTGCGGGAAGCTCTGTTGACAATCTCTTGTCCAGCTCCTCATAAAAGTCGTCATCTCTTGGATCAAAGCCTTCTTCTTTCAAAGACTGATCCATGGCCAAGGCGATGGTTGTACCGATCTTGTCCTTGCCAAACCATTCGTTCTTCTCTGCCCATTCAACTGCACCCTCGTCAAACTTCTGCGGTTCTGTGGGACGCTGAGGTGTTGCCTGAGGCTGTGAGACATCTGTTTGTGTAGTACCACGGCTCTGATTCATTAGAACAGCGTACTCAAGCATCTTGAGTTCAGCCTGAGCTTCTGATAGATCAGACTGCGACTTTACAAGAGTGTCCTTGTCTCCGTCGTCAAAGGCCCGGGAGAAAGATGCTTTTGCCGTTTCTACACGGCGTTGGATCTCGTCCTTCTTTGAATCAACGGACTGTCTCTGATAATCAGTGATGTTCTTGTCCTTGTCGGACAAAGCGCCTTCAAGATACCTGATCTTATCCATGGCAAGCGTGAGCTGTTCATCACGTTCTTTTCGCTGTGCCACCAGTTTTCTGATTCTTTTCTCAGCACCCTTGGTGTTGATGCCCTGTAGTTCTTCGGGCTCCTGTGATTCCGGGGGGGTGGTGGTGGTCGGGTCTTTTTCCACAAACTCAAGCTCAACTTGCGTGGATTCTGGAGGGGCAATAGGATCACCCTTGCTATCTTCGAATTCAATTACAGGGGGGGCTTCTTTCTTATTGTCGGGGCTGGTGTTGATGGTTGACCAACCGTCTTCGTTTTCTTCGGACATTTTTATCTTTTCTCCTGTGACCTTAGGGTCACCGTTGGGGGCGAATCAATCGAATTACGCCTTTGTGTCTCTGGGTACTTAGTTAGATAGATTAAACATTGGGTCAAGACTTGAAGGATCTTCTACCACCATGGTGATTTCATCATCATAGCAGATAATTAGTCTGACACCCTTGTATAAGAACTTAGCACCTGTGTGCTTACCGTAGCAAACATAGTCCCCGGGTTTACACCATGCTCCCTTTGGGAACTTGTCCTTGTCTTCATAGGCCAAGTCTCCCACGGAGAGAACACGGCCCACCGTTGACAGGTACTTCATGTCATCCTTGGCCTTGTCAGGGAGAATGATGCCACCCTTTGTCTTTGCCCTGATCGGCACAGGGCGGATCAGGAGGCGATAGCCGGGGATCTTTGGGAGTGGTTCTGGATCTGGGATAGTTGACTCTGAGAGCCAGTCATCATTTAACATGGATCGGCTTAGTTCTGGTTCAAACATGGTGGTTAAAATTCTTCCTCGTCATATTGGGTGAGTCTTCTCTCAATATCAGAACACTTTGAAATGACCAACTCTAAGCCGTGGATCATTCCTACCATGCGCTGATACTCTGCATAAGTTTCGCAAACACCTTTGGACAGACTCGACTGGACACCATCAATTTCCTGCCGAATCTCGGATTTTAGGTCTTCAAACAGTGTGGATTACTTTCTTCGGCTGGCCTTTGCCGTGTACGAGGAAAGATTTGCCATGGTTGGCGTTACGTTTGCCTTGTAATCGCTGGAGGGATCTCCACGTAAGACAGCAACATGTGCTCGCTCCGTCCACTCTGAAGATGGAAGGGTGGACCAATCCTGACTCGGTGCCAGTTTACCGGGACCCTTACTCATTTTGCCTTTCATAATACCTATTATCCTTTTGTCGTTTTCCGCTCGACTTGGTAAAGACGGCGGATCATTTTTTTGGCGTTATCAACAGAAGAAGCCTTGGCATGTTTCTTCCATTTACCGCCTACTTTCTTTTGTACCACATTTCCTACATTACGCCAAGGCATCTATGTTACTTTCCTATGTATCTGAGTCTTCTAGGTTTTGGGGTATTCTCTTTTCCGTCGGAAGAGGGGGTGTACGTAACTCTGTCATAGGGGGAAGTTCAGTGATGGACTGCTCGCCCATGATATTTTTAACGTAGTCCTCGGTTTCATCTGCCCAGCCGGGATGGTAGACACCGGCTTCATCAGTGTAGCCATAGAAGGGCTCGTAGTCACGGCCAGATTCAATGAAATCATCGGCTCGACCCATCCCTGCGTTATAGGCGATGAGGGCAAGCTCTATGTCTCCGTTGTATTTGTTCAGCATAGCTTCCAGATACTCTGACCCGAATCTCCGGCTTTTCTCTGGATCAAAGCGGTCTTCCCAATCCATGGGTGTGATACCATATCCATCGCCGGGGTCCTCCATTGTAGTCTTCATGATCTGCATAAGGCCAGCCGCTCCGGCACCACTAACGGCATACGGATTGTTTTTGCTCTCCTGCCAGATCACACGGTCCACAAGAGACATGCCCCCTAAGTCTGAGTTTGCCTCACTGAGTCTAGGAAAATTAGGTTTTTCCCGTGGCAAAGGAGGCAATCCCAGTGAATCACTTAATGTTTCTGTGAACGTCGTGGGTGTAGGTTCTGCTACTTCTGGAATAATCTGAGGTGCCGTGGTGGGTTCTACTTCTTCTGACAGAATCTCGGATACCATGGGTTCTGCAGTCGTAGGATTACGCATTTCTGCGACCGTTGCATCGATTTCTTCCTGTGATGGGGTGTATCTAGGCATCTCGTAGCTATTGACCAAGTCAATGACATCGTCTGCTTTTAATCCTGATACATTAATATCTGGGGTTTCAGGGAGCTGTGATCTTTTGTTGTCCTGCATAATCTTGAACATATCGGTCTGTGTCATAGAAGGTTCATCAGTCGTAGGATTACGCATTTCTGCGACCGTTGTATCGATTTCTTCCTGTGATGGGGTGTATCTAGGCATCTCGTAGCTATTGATCAAGGCAATGACATCGTCAAAGTTTACCATTCCTCCGGGTTCATACCCTTTGATTTCTGCGGCTCCGCCGTCGGCAAATCCTTTGGTCTCTGCTTTGTTAATGTCTCGCATCTTGCCGAGTCCTTCCAAGAGGAATTTCTGGAGCATGATGTCCTTTTTGTTATCGGCTTCCTTGTTTCGGATTGTGTTGACACCGATGTCTTTTGCTGCGTCGATGTCCTGACCACGGCGGCGGATGTCGAGTTCCTGTTTCTTCAGGGAGAGGTCGGCCATCTCTTTTGCGTTGTCCTGATCTAAGCTCTTTTCCTTTAGCTCAAGACTTCTGGACTCTAGGGCTAATTGCTGCTGTTCCAGACTCTGGTACTGACCGAGCTGCTGGTTAGCATTCAGGATCTGTTGTGCGGCCTCGGCCATGATCTCGGGCATGACATCTGGATTTTGCTGGGCGGCACCGGCTTCATTCATGAGACCGCTCATGGTCTCCTGATATTGCATCATCATGTGATCCCTGATAGCAGCCTGTAGTAATGGACCTATGCTTTGAAGAATCTTGTTCTGGCCGAGGCTGGGGTCTTGCATGAATGCTGTGAAGACTTGGATGTATGCCTGATGATCCTGACCGGGAAAAGCAGAGATCGGGAGACCCTTTGATGCCGCCAGAATATCAGAGACAGGATCTTGTTCTTGAGGTTCCTTTTCGGCGGAGAGGAAACGTGATGGTTCCCGTACACCGGCGGCTGTGAGCAAGGACCTGTGTACTTCTCGCATGTCATAGGTGCCGGGGGCTGACTGTGCTGAAATCTGGAGAAGTAGCTGGGCCTGTGCCAGACGATGAGCCTGTGAGGGAATGTTAGGGTCAGAGACCGGGATGATATCGACACGTCCGTCGAAGTCAGCACGGGTGACAGGGAGTTCCCGGCCCGGAATAGGGATCATCATCTGCTCATCTGGGAGGAACTCGTAGTTTAACCGGGCCAGAATTCTTAGTTCGTCTTTTTGACTCTTGTGTAGGCGCTTGTGAATGGCCGAGAAGAGCTTTGCTGAAGCCTCGATCAGGGCCAAGGTCGTTCCCACGGGGCCGTAGTTCGATGCGTCAGATACCACAGCGTCCGTGGAGTCTGCGAATTTTTGACCGGCTTGCGTGATAAAGCCAAGAAGCTGGAACAGGGTCTGGGAAGGCTCCTTGTATGGGAGTGGGACAATGGCCTTGTTCAGGTCCATGCCTGTTGCTTCGACTTCCTTGAATTCGCCGGGGGCGATGGGGTCATCACCGCCGACAATCCTGATGCCACGGGCCTTGAAGCCGCCGGGGAGATTGGCGAACTGGCCAGCATCTAGGAGGGAACGCATTGCCAGAGTGGCAGACATGGTCATGTTACCGAGGAAGTGGATCAGGCCGAGACCGTAGAAGCCGAAGCCGGGGACGTACTTGTAGTGAGTGAAGTACATCTTCTTCTCACGGGTGGGATCGTTTTCGTTCCAGTTGCGTCGGATGCCGAGGACCTGACCAGAGTCTTTCTCGATGGTGACAATATAAGGTGATGGGAATTCGTCATCGTCGAGTTCGAGGTACAGGTGCTGTTCTAGCAGGGTGTACTGCTTGTCGTGCTCGGCGTTGAATTCGATGCCCATGATTGAGTTGATTGTCTGGCTCATGGTCGATGGCTGGAAGTTTCCGGGCTCTGAGAGATCGATGTCACGATACATCCCGGACATGATCTGCTTCTGGAGTTCGTGAGGGGTCATGTAAATGACGTGGGTGTATCGGTCAGCCCGACGTAGGTCCGTGGCGTTGTATGAGACATAGAACTGGTCAACGGGGACGAACTCGGAGACAGGGCGTTCCGATGCTGGGTCGTAGTAGATTTTCTTGAATGCCGAGCCTACAAGTGGGAGATGGAAAAGCATACGCTCGAATTCGTCAAAGTATTCGGGCATTACTTCGGTGAGCTGGAAGTTCATGAATGACTGGACACGTTCGGACTGGTCTTCTTTTTGAGCATTGGATGTGCCGATGATCTGAGCTTTTACCGGGCCTTGTGGGGGGAAGAGTTCCTCGGAAGCCTTTGACTGGAACTTGACGGCGCTCTCGATCAGTAGGGGATGTACGGCTGTGCAGGCACCCTCGAAAGGCTCTGAGGTTGTGTTTAGTTTGAGACCAAGGAGTTCGAAGCCTTTCTCGAACATGCTTTCCCATTCAGCCCGGGATTCTTTGTCTGACGTGTAAGAGTCCATGACAATGCTTCCGATTCTTTCGATCTCGGATTCATCAAGGTATTCTTCAGCGAGATTGTCCGAGAAAAAAATCTCGGGGGCTGGCTCAAAAGGAATAGCGTCTAGATCCATTTCGTCTGGGAGAATAAAATCTAGGATGTTAATGTTGTCGTTAGGGAGTGCCATGGGTGTCCTTGGGTTTCTAAGCAGCTACTGAATTCCAGTAGGTCTTATTGCCCCGTGGTTGTCCCGGGGGTTCGTCCTCCTGATTATATGATGAATCGAAGGGATGCTCAAGTCTCCATGATTCTCGCATGTAGTGGATTGCCATGGTCATGGCATCGACCTGATCATCGTGGGCGGCATTGGGGAATGATGCTGCTTCGAGTATCAGAGAATCGCCCCATGGTTTTTCCTTTGGAATCCAGATTCTTCCGCTTTCGACCAAGGGTGAAATTGCGTTGACCCTTGAGACCTTGTCTTTGTCAGGGGTGTACTCACGGATTGGAAGACCAGCACGTCGCAGGTCTTGGATCAGGGATTGACCGCTGGCTTTCTTTTCAATGATCATCACGTCTGGGGAGTGCTCGGAGTAAAGATCTTGGGCGATCATCCGGAGTTCGGGGTATTCGAATTTACCAACGACATTCGAGAGAAGGATCAGGTTACCTACATGGTGTTCCTGACCCGAAGAATCAACCTCGATAGACTCGAAGATTCCCCATGTCTGAATCACCGAGTTATCTGCCGTGCTCCGGGTGGAAAATGCGGTGTCCAAGGTCTGGATGATGAAGTCACATTCCGGTGGATCGTCGTGTTCCCATTCTTGGAACCAGCTTTTTTTCAGGAGACCGCCCTCGGCAGGGACAGGGTTCTGCATGTACAGGGCTTCCCAGTAGCGGGTGCCATTGTACTTCTTGATCTCGGTTTCGTCGAGCTTCAGAGATTCTGTGGTTTTCCATTCGGGAAAATATGAGGAGCCGACAGGGAGACTGAGGATTTTTGAGGATTCTTCATCGATCCATGCAGGGATCTTGAGGACGTTCCAGTCGTCCTCGTCCGAGTTTCGGAGGAGCCAGCCACAGATGTCGTCCTCGTGATACCGGGTGTTGATGATGATAATTCCGCCGTTGGGCATCATGCGGGTCCGTAGGCCCGCAGGGTACCAGTCTTTTACATAGCGCCGCCCGGCTTCGGAGAATGCGTCTTCCTCGGACATTACGTCGTCAAGGATTGCAACATGAGCGCCACGTCCAGCGATCTGGGACTTTACACCGGCGGCGAAGTAGACACCGTTCTGGTTTGTTTCCCATTTGCCTGCGGCCCGTACGTCTTTTCTGAGGGATACACCGGGGAAGATTACCGAGAATAGGGGGTCATTTACAATGTCCCTGACTGATCGACCGAAGTCGGTGGCGAGACGGTCGGAGTGAGACACGCACAGGATCTGATGGGCAGGGTGTAAACCCATGTGCCATGCTGGAAAGATCTTGGAACATAGGAGAGACTTTGATGACCGTGGTGGTAGGAAGACCATCTGCCGTTTGATCTCGCCTTCCGAGACTTTCTGTAGGGTGTCACAGATTACTTCGATGTGTTTACCCACGACAAAGTCGGGGATAAGGATTGGGGCGATGGCCTTTGTAAATGTGAAAAAATCTGATCTCGACTGAGATACCATCTTTTCCAGAAGGACATCACGGAGTTTTTCTTTTGTGGTTTCGTTTGTTGCTATCATGTTCGTATGGGGATGAGTTAGTTTATCTCGTGTTTAGAAGGGGTCTGTCGATGGATCAATGTGCAGAGTTCGTTGTAGAGCGACAGATTAGACATGAAAAGATCATAGACCAAACCACGGGCAAAGTTATACTCGGGGGAGATGTTCTGAAAAACAGGTGATTGTCCGAAGACCGTGATCGCCATGCTGGTGGAAATGAAGGCATCGTTCAATAGACGTAGGCCCTCGGCTGAAAGGATGTCTTCCTGTAGTATGTGTGATCCTACTACAGGCACTGTTGAAGAGATTCCGAGGAAATCTTTGAAATCATGTAGGTCCATGCCCTCGATGTCTGTGTGTGACCGAAATGCCAAAGACACAGTGTTAGTCTTTTCCACCGTTGACAACCTTGAGTCCGACAACGTCAGCGAGCTTTGAAATGTCGGTGTCGATGTCTTCGGTCTTCATGCTGTCAAGATTGCCGACCCGTGACTCTGACCGGTCAATGAACATACCAAGATGCTTGGCGATCTGTTCCATGCTACGGGAAGCGTTCGTGTGATCCTGTTCTGCCATGGAGCTTTTATAGATTTCGTCGAATCTGTCCAGTACCTTGTCAGCGCTCCAACGCATCTTTTCCTTTGCTTCTTCCATTAGTTCGTTGATCCTTTCCTGAATCTTTGGTTGCCTGACCCACATACGTGCATGGACATCGTAGTTTGGATAACTATGATCATACCCTGACTTTATCCATGCTTCAATAGGATCTGCGGTGGCAATGTAGGCCAAGCAAAACTTTTCTTCTCGCATGGTCAGTCCGTTGCTCAGGGTGACACGGGTGATGTCCTTGTAGGAACCGTTCTGATAAAACTTTGGTCCGTCCAGATCCTTTGTCTCTAGGTACTTATCATATTGTTTCAACAATTTCTTATCCTGTTTTTTTATCGCTTGGGGGCTTTTGGGGCCTTTTACGGTGAAAATCTCTGGGTATTTTTCCGAGACCGTGGTTCCGCCGAATCGCTCACGGTAGTAAATTTCTTTTCGTATGAGACCCAGAGTAGCAGGTGCGTAGTGTTCAGAGAAATCACCGGTAGGGTTTCCGGAATCAGGGTCGTGTGTGATCCTACGGTCACGGATGGTTTGCTGCATCTGATGACCCGCTTTGGAATGGATAGATGCAAGTTCCTTTAGCTCAGCCAGTGTGGTCCCCTTGAACTGGAGAAGGAGATGCCTGCTTTGACGTGGTTGTTTCTGAGGGGCACTCATTCGGTCACTTGTCTTTCTTACTCGAACGCATGTCGTTGTATAGATCAAATAATGTCTTTACTTTTTCTTTCAAGATATCGATTTCAGCGTGCATTTTGGAGAGGACAATAACCAATGTTATGAACGATACCCCAATGGGCCACAATGATCCAACTGATTCTAGCAGCTCCATAGGAGACCCCTCTATTTTCAGATCGAGGATACCACCGATGTGCAAATTATGAAAAATTTTTGGGGGTGGGGTAGCTCAGAAAAAACATAAGGGGGGTCTTTGTAAGATGTTGTTCTATGTAAAGTCTGAAATTTTGAAATTATGTGGGGGTGGGGTGTTATAACAGAAGCAGACGGGGGCATTTTTCCCCCTCCCCCTCGGGCGATGTGGGTTGGATTAGCACAGCGATTGCTTTGCTTTTTACCTTGGGGAACGTATAGGGAACAATCCCTAGCACAATCACGGGAAGAACAAATGGAGTACAGACCCTAGCACAATCACGGGAAGAACAAACAAGGTACAAAATAATTTGAATTAGGTGCATTTTTTTATAGACACCCATCATGGTTTTGTGAGATGGTCCATACATCGGATCAATCAAGGTCCGCCATAGGAGGTCTTAGACCATGGATGAAAAGATTGAATATTCAGCCGAAAACTTGATCCGTTTCTTGAAAACGTTCATCGAAGATATTGTGGATGAGCGGATCGAAGTGCAGATGGAAATGCGTCTCACGTCCATCATCGAAGAGGCAATAGCCGACGTGCCTGTCTTCGATATTTCCGATCATGTTTCAGACATAGAAGATATCGTTAACGAGGTTCTCTCTAACACATCTTTCTCTGTCACAGTCGATTGATCACTAGGGTCCCGGGATTGTCCCGGGACCCGACTATCACCAAGGAGAATGATATGACTGATATGATGCCTATCGAAGATGCAGCCGAATTGGCTAGACTTCACGCTCGTATGCAGCAGTTTATGCGAGAGCCCGGACCTTGCGTGGCTTTCATTGTGAATGATCTGCCAAAGTACAAAGCTCTTCTGGACCAGTACAAAGGTATTCGCATATGTAATGAGGTAACAATGAGAACACTTGAGATACTCGTTCGAGACATGATAGCAGGATGTTGGCCTAGAAGAGAAGGTCTTTGGAGTAGACATCGTAGAGATCGTTGACATCTCCATCACTGGGACCCCGGAGAGATCTGGGGTCCCTCTCTTTTTCTTTTCCGCTGTTCTTCAGGACTAACCTGAACATTTCCCCAGACTCCCTCCCGAAAATCTTCAAAGGAACAAACCGTGAACATCTCCCGGATATAAACCATAAAGAACAAAACGTGAACAAACTAGGCAAGCTTTCGCCCGGTACTTCGAAAAGTACCGGGCTGTTTAGCGGTTTAACTTAGCCGAAAAGCTTAGTCGCTGCTGGCCGTTCGGCTTTTGCCTTGGCCGCTTTTGGTTCGGCACGTTCAGTGACGTGACGCAACGTGAGGGACTTTTTGAAACCGTTGAAAGTACCTACAAGATCGGTGCCTTCAGGCAAGCCCACGATGCTAACAGAAGCGTTGCCGCTCAAATTAACCCAATGGCCAGCGAGGATGTCGCCAGTAGCCTTTAAGGGTGCGCCCATCTCAAATGCGGTGAGGGGCACAGTGATGACGATATCGACCGAAGCGTTTTTCTTGTTAGCCATTGTTTTAGTATCCTTAGTTGTTCGCCGGATCATTCCGACTATCCAAAATATACAGGAAATTTTCCGAAAGTCTCATGCTTTTTTTGCATGGCTGGGTTGCGTCAGACGCATGTCTTATTGTGTTGACTGATCCATAAATAATGCATAAAGGCGTTTTATGTCCTGTTTACCGTTTGTTCCCCATGGTTCCTATTCTTGTTTTGTTCTCACAACAACCAGGTTTTCTCAAAACAACCAGGCTATTTTTATTTATATAGGATCATATGGATTTTATAATGAACATTTATTGTTTTATTAGCAGACTAACCTGAACATGTCCTCAGAACATACCGTGAACAACCTTTGATCATGGTGTTTAAGAACAAACCGTGAACATATCCCATGTTGTGGAACAAACCATGAACAAACTTTGATAAAACTCGGGGAACAAAAGGTGAACATCCTGTTTAACTTGGAACAAACCGTGAACAATCCCCTGATAAACATATGAGAACATGACAAGAACATACATTAGTTTTTCTATTGACTGTGATATTTAAGAAACACTAGGGTTGGTACCTTAGTCAGCCGAGATGGCCGGAAAAAAACCTCTTGACTGTGTGGTTTTTGCCACGGTGCCGGGAAAAACCCTGCAAAAACAAGGGGTTACGAGAAGCTTGACAAGGGCTTGGCGGTCCGCCAGACTTGGCTCATCGAAACCAGCCTTGTCACCTAGATATATAATAATCTTATATCTGATTAAACAAGGTTTAGAATAACTAACTCTTTGGAGATCAGAGATATGACAATGATAGTGACCTATCCTTCCAAGAAAGAACTAAAGACCAACATCGGTAAGCATCTGAAGTATATCGAGACCAGCATCTTTGGTCCGGAATACAAGTCCAATGGTGTAATTATTGTGGCCAATAGGCCCCACATTACCGGATTAGGACGTGAGTTCTTTGCAGAAGTGACCATGGAAAATGATCTTATCAAGGGAGTTAAATAACATGGAACGTAACGTTTGTGAGTTTGCTAAAACGGAACCCCGCATCATCCATTGCTATGCCATGAAACCTAAATCAGAATCTGCGGAACAGACACTGGAACAAGCACTTACCTTTTACCCTAATGGTTACGGGGCAAGTGTCATAAAATCTAAGTATTCTTATGGTGGAGTCGAAGGCTTATGGGAACTGGCTGTTCTTGAAGGTGACCATAATGAATGGGCAATAACTTATGACACTCCTATTACATCAGATGTATTGGGGCATCTCACTTACTCTGATGTGGAAAAGATCCGGCTTAAAATTGAGGCTTTGCCTAACAAAACTGAATTAGAAAACTTAATTGGAGGTAAGTGACCATGGAATACTGCATCATCTTTGATTGCGAACAATGCGAAGGGACCGGGGAATACACGGTTCGACGTGGATCTGTTAATCAGAACGGACCATGGATTACGGACCATTCAGTTTCTTGTACTGAATGCGGTGGACATGGGGAAGGCGGCATGTACAATGTTAATGCCGGACTTTATGAATCAATTAAGGACGTGGCCAAAGATTATCCCCAGTATCGTACTATCGAAATACAATACCCCGAATTACCCGGCTATGTTATTAAATATGGGAAACACTAATCATGACAACACTTAAAGTTCTCAAAGAGTATGTGGGATCTGACCTTGGTCGTCCCAGTAAGATGCCGGGGCCGTCGTGGGGTATCAGTGCAAAACTGTGTAAGACCGGGGGTAACCTTGTTAAGATCAAGGGTTCTGTATGCCATAAGTGCTATGCACTCCGGGGTAATTACCTTTATGAATCCGTGGTAACGTCCCATAATAACCGGATCGCTGGTTATAATCGGAACAATATCAAATGGCGCAACGCTATGATTGAGCTAATCAGGAAGCGAATCCCACAAGATTCTCCAGAAGAATCTAAGTATTTCCGGATCTTTGATGCCGGGGATATTCAGAGTGTCCAGATGCTTCGTGACTGGATCTTTATCGCTACCCAATTACCCGATATTAAGTTCTGGCTTCCGACAAAAGAGTATCGGATTATCATGGCTTTTAATGAGCCTATCCCTGACAACATGGTAATCAGGGTATCTTCGCCTAACATAGACCAGCCCCCGTTGACTTATGCAAAGTTCACACATACTTCCACGGTTCACAGTTCTACAGAGCCTGTAGGGTTTACATGTGAAGCCTATACACGAGGCGGTAAGTGTGATACATGTCGTGCTTGTTGGGATCATGAGATCACCAACATTTCTTATCCGAAACATTAATAGGGGTTATTGTTACCATGGAATATGAAATAAAACATAGATTCACAGGCGACATTTTGTTTTCCGTTGAAGCTGAGAACCTGTGTGACGCCAATCTGTATGGTGCCAATCTAAGTGGTGCCGATCTGCATGGTGCCAATCTGGAAGGTGCCAATCTGGAAGATGCCGATCTGTGTAACGCCGATCTAAGTGGTGCCGATCTTATAGGTGCCAATCTGTATCGTGCCGATCTTAGAGGTGCCAATCTGTATCATGCCATTCTAAGAGGTGCCAATCTGGACGATGCCAATCTGTATGGTGTTGATCTAATTGGTGCCGATCTTATAGGTGCCAATCTGTATGGTCAAGATCTAATTGGTGTCGATCTTAGAGGTACCAATCTAAGTGGTGCCGATCTAATTGGTGCCGATCTTAGAGGTACCAATCTGTATGGTGTCGATCTAATTGGTGCCGTTCTGTGTAATGCCAATCTAATTGGTGCCGATCTTAGAGGTGCCGATCTTAGAGGTGCCAATCTAAATGGTGCTGATCTTAGAGGTGCCAATCTGTATCGTACCAAGCTGGAAGGTGCCGACATACCCGTTCATCTGTTTAATACCAAACTAGACGGTGCTAATCAAAGTGATACCAATATGACTTAGATGTTTACCTGATCCCACTATATTTCTTATCTGAAACACTAACACGGCCTTCATGGCCGCTTAAGGAGCTAATAATATCATGAGTGTCATCGATCTCGATTTCGAACCCGTTGTCCATAACATTTCAACGGTTCATGGGGAATGCCCTAATCACAAGGCAATCCTACATCCTGAGACAAACAATGTCCTTGGCATTGTAGGTTCCAAGTTCCGGGTTATCTCTAATCCAGAGGTATTCGACAAGGTCGAAGGGGCCATTGACAATGAGCTTCCCCATCAGAACTACCATGTCGTTAACCATCAGAGCCGGGGCTATGCTCGGACTTGGCGGGAATATGTGTTCCCCGATATTGAGCGCCAGATTAAGAACGATAAACACGAGACCAAATTGGGGTTCCGTATTATCGTGGACAATAGCTTTGACGGTTCCGGTTCTAATAAGGTCTTGTTCGGAGCCATTGATTTCTTCTGCACCAATGGAATGATCCATGGTGAGTTCGACGTATTCAAACGGGTTCACAAAGGATCTCATGAGATCCCAAACATGGAAGGTATTCTTGGTCAGGCATTGGCCCAGTATTCAAACCAAGTTACCCGTTATAACATCATGGCCAATACGCCACTGAAAAATTCCGATGCGCTTAGGTTTATCGAAAAGATTCTCCCGAATAAACAAGAGGATGCTGATGATCTTGGTCATATGCATTCTTCTACGGAACGTATCAGGCTTAATCGTATGGGTCACAAGCTATATGACCAGTATACTGATGAGGCCCAAGTACGTGGTAATAATCTCTGGTCTCTGTATAGCGCCATGACATTCTTTGCATCCCACGATTCAGAGCGATTTGGCCTTAGTCGTTCTGCTAATGACACACACCATGAGCGTCTGGATCGACGCAATAACCGGGTTAATTCATGGATCAAGTCTGATGCTTGGAAGACCTTGACCAATGATAGCCAAAGGATCGCAGCATAATGGATATACTCTTGTTCATTATCCCTGCGATCATTCTGTTTTTTATCATCAACACCAACATGCCTCGGAGGTAGGATTATGGGAAAAGTCAAAGGCTTGCTAATGGATATGGAAGACGACGTATATAGTGGAATGACATATAAACAATTCACGGATAAATGGGGGGAGTCTAATGCTTATGTAAAAATCTGGAATGAGCATTCGGTAACCAAGGTCAACACAGATACCCCCAAGAAAGCAGATGCGTCACTACATCCGCCACGTAAATTTGGTCTATACAAAAACCAGTTGCCACTATGGCCTTACTAAATATTTAACATCATGGAGACATGGATAGAATGACAAACAAAGAACAGCCTACTGAAGTACACTCTGATCTGGTCAAGGACTATATCGAGACTGTATCAGCCACACCTTATGATCAGCTTAGCCTTACTGAGATCAATCAGTTCTTGTCTGACCTTGACAAGTTCTATACTGGACTTGGGAATATCAGATGATCCATCTTATGCGAGAGGATGACGATATATATCAGGGGCACATTAATAAACTAAGGGAGTATGCCAGTGACCGTAGGATCACACAGAAAGAAACACAGGGGACAAAAGTCCCTTTTCAAAACCATGTTGCAATGATCATTGGACCCAGAGGCAGAACCCTGTCTCTGGGTCGCAATAAACTTAAGACACACCCAATACAGGCATACTGGGCCAAGCGACTTGGGAAAGATCATAAGATTTATTTACATGCTGAGACCGATGCCCTAATTAAAGCCATGAACAAACATGGGGGTCCTGAATCAGTCTATGACGCCGACATCTTGGTCGTCCGATTCAACAAGGATGGTGACACAGTATCATCAAAACCCTGCATCATATGTCGCCACATGATACAGAGCTACGGGCTGAGACATGTGTTTCACACTTAGTGGTACCCACGTACCACAAAGATCCTTTGGCTTACCCAGCACCCCTTAGAATCACACCCCAGTACCCCCATGAACATCTAGGATGGTGAACCACAACATCCCACCACCAACAACAACAACATAACATCTTTTATAAACACCCGCCTGATCTAGGAGTAGCTAGAGGTAGCTCTGAGAATCCTAGAAATTCTAGGAACCTTAGCTAGAGAGTAAGGAATAATAAGGTACACTATCCAAGATACTCAGAGCTACTCAGAGCTATCCGTGGTATCCGTGGTATATACAATGATTCAGAGCTACCCCATAGCTACTCAGAGCTATCCGTGGTATCCGTGGTATATTCTAGATATACCTAGTACCTCCCGGGGTTCCTGCCTAGCCTAACACACATGAACCACCCTGTCAACTGTGATACTCAGGGTCACACCCAACACCAAGGAGTCAAAGACCACATGCCAATCTCAGTGAATCTATCCCACATATCCACGATACCGGGTAAAACCCCGGAGGAATCAGTGCTCTATTATGCCAGAGTTTCTAACCCAGAGTCCCAGAATAAATCTGATGGGCGTCTTCTACAGTACCTGATTGACCATGAACATTGGTCACCGTTTGAGATGGTCTCGATGTGTATGGATATCTCAACGACCCGAGATATCTCACGGCAAATGTTAAGGCATCGCTCTTTTTCCTTTCAGGAATTCTCACAGCGATATGCCAAGACATCGTTTGAGATGCACCCTAATTGTCTCTGGGAAAAAAGAGCAGCCCGGCTTCAGGATACCAAGAACCGCCAGAATTCTATTGAACTTGACTATGAGAACGAAGAACATCATAAGCTGGCAGAGCAATGGGAATTCCAGATGTACGATGTAGTCGAGGCAGCAGGCAAAGCATATCGCTGGGCCTTGGAACATGGCATCGCCAAAGAACAAGCCCGGTCAGTTCTACCTGAAGGTTTGGTCTCGACAAGGCTCTTCATGCATGGTACGCTCCGGTCTTGGATTCACTATGTTGCCCTGCGCTCCGGCCCCGAGACGCAGAAAGAACACAGGGTAATCGCAGAGAAATGCAAGAAGATTCTTATTGAACAATGCCCTAACATCCCATACACGGCCTTTAGTAATTCGGACACTTAGCTCAGTTGGATAGAGCAGCGGCCTTCTAAGCCGCAGGTCGTAGGTTCGAGTCCTACAGTGTTCACCACATCTGCTACCACAAGATCACAGCACTAACATAATCAAAGGATCATAATTAATCATGACTAATAAAACCTATATACGCATGTTACATCTCAGGGTATCCCGCACGGAAAGCTGGTATCCCATCGTCGATGTCCCCGCTCATCTCGATGACGAACAGGCCCTCGAATGGGCTATGGAACACTGCAGCGACGAGATATACGATGAGTACCTTCACAAGTACACGTATGACTCAGATACGATGACGCAGATCGTACCTCAAACGGAGGTTGTAGGTTCAAGTCCTACAATGTCCACCACATCTGTTACCACAAGATCACAGCACTAACATAATCAAAGGATCATAATTAATCATGACTAACAACGACGAGTTAAAGAAACAGTTCAGTGAACTGCTGGATAAACAAGAACAAGTTAAGACATCCGTGTTAAAGACATGGACTATCCTTGAGGATATCACTTCAGTATACGAATCCTCTATGGAAAAGCAGAAGAGCCTTGGGGAACACCATCTGTATTCCCAACGAATCAATCTAGAAAAGCTCTTTAAGTCTATAACTACGCTCTATGCAATGCACTTTGATGAGCTGTATAGTAATGTAGGTGATGTTGAAGTAATGATTCATGATATAGCAAGTACACTTTGGAACTATGATGCCGGGAAATAACCCAATAACAGACTCAGTTTTTGTACGACATTTACCCTGCACAAACTGTGGGAGTTCAGATGGGAACTCCGAGTATAGAGATACTCACGAGAATGGAGACATTGGCTCACACTTTCACTGCTTTGTTTGTAAAAAGACAGACATGCTGTCAGATACTAAGCCAGATTATGTACCGCACTCTCGTAATCATATTCAGGAATCAAAAGGAGAAAAGATGAACTCTAAATTCACGATTGAGCCAATCCCTGATCGTGGCATCAGTTTAGTAACAGCGAAAAAGTATGGTGTTAAAGTTCGTAAAGATACTGACGGTAACATCGTCAGCCACGCTTACCCTTACTACGATTATAACGGACAGAAAGTTCTCGCATATAAGAAGCGAGACGTGGAGAATAAAACGTTCTCGATCATGACATCCGATAACGGATCGTTCACTGATTCATCTTTGTTTGGACAGCAGTTATTCTCTGGCAAGGGTAAGTACATCACTCTTGTCGAGGGAGAACTCGATGCCCTTGCTGCTTACCAAATGCTCGGATCAAAGTGGCCTGTCATATCCCTGAAGTCTGGTGCGAACTCAGCCGAGAAAGATATCAGGAAAAATCTGGAGTTCTTTAATCAGTACGACAAGGTTGTCTTGGCCTTGGACAATGACAAGCCGGGCAAGGAAGCCGCAGAGAAACTAAGTCAGATCTTTGAGGTAGGTCAGTGCCTGATCATGCCCATGCATCGTAAAGATCCTTGTGAATATCTCAACGCCAATGACAGTTCAACATTCAGTCGAGAATGGTGGGAAGCAAAGCCAGTCAGTCCTGATGGTATCATCTGTGGCACAGACATCTGGGACATTGTCAGTACCGAGTTGACTAACGAATCAATCGACTACCCATGGCAGGCCCTCAATGATCTGACATATGGCATTCGTAAAGGTGAGCTTGTCACAGTCACTGCCGGATCAGGCATTGGTAAGTCTGCTATCCTCAGAGAAATTATCTATCACATCCTACAAAATACCGACGAGAAAGTGGGTGCTTTGTTTATGGAAGAAAGCATCAGGCGTACTGGTCTGGGCCTCATGTCCATTGATGCGAACAAACAATTCCATCTACCGACTACCACGTATACCAAGGATGAGATGAGAACATCTTTTAAAAATACCGTGGGCTCTGGACGTGTGTATCTGTATGATCATTTCGGATCAACCGAGATCGATAATATCATCAACCGTATCCGGTATATGGCCAAAGGTTTAGAGTGCCAGTACATTTTCCTTGATCACATCTCGATCATCGTATCGTCCCAAGAAAACGGGGATGAACGGAAAGCACTGGATGAGATTGTTACAAAACTGAGAATGCTGGTGCAAGAAACTAATATTGCATTGTTTATTGTTTCACATCTTAAGAGGCCACAGGGTGGTGGCCATGAAATTGGTGGAGTCACCACGCTTTCCCAGCTACGAGGCTCCGCTGGTATTGGTCAGCTTTCAGATATCGTTATCGGTCTGGAACGGGACAGCCAAGCAGAAGACCCTATCGCCAGAAACACTACGCAGCTAAGGGTTCTGAAGAACCGGTTCTCTGGTGAGTCAGGCCCCGGTAGTAAACTTCTCTGGTGTAAAGAGACCGGGAGAATGTCCGAAGTATTTGATGACATAACAGAAACACAATTGGAGAGTTTTTAAACATGACTACTGCAAGGGCTACAGCACAGCTAAACCGACGAGCCATCGTCACTGGTGTACAGGGACAAGATGGTTACTACCTAAGCAGAATGTTGCTCGACAGGGGTTACCAAGTTACTGGTATAAGCCGCCGTCATTCATCTAAATATGATCGAGGTCCCGTACACTACGACTCAGAGTACCGAGAGATTGAGGGAGATATTTGCGACACCTCTTTTATGATGTCGTTAATTAAAAAGGAACAACCCAACGAGTTCTATAATCTGGCAGCACAGAGTCATGTTGGATACAGCTTTGAAAATCCTGATACAACCTTTGACGTGAATGCCAACGCAGTACTAGGGATGCTCGAATCAATTAGGCTCACGTCCCCACATACCAAGTTTTATCAGGCATCAACATCTGAGATGTTTGGAACGGTGGCATCAGGTATGGCATCTGAACGCACCACACTTAGCCCTGCATCTCCTTACGGTGTTGCTAAGACAGCGGCTCATCATATGGTCAGGGTTTACCGAGAATCATATGGGTTGTTTGCATGTTCAGGTATCCTGTTCAACCACGAGAGTTCCAGACGTGGAAAAGATTTTGTGACACGAAAGGTCACAGCATTCGTGGCAGACTACAAACGCTATGTCCCTACCACAGGACAGAAGCTCAAGCTCGGTAACATTGAATCTGTCAGGGACTGGGGCTGGGCACCTGATTATGTGAGGGGCATGATGATGATGCTTGACAAACAAGATCCAGACGATTACGTTCTGGCAACAGGTGGTACCAGATCTATCCGCAATCTTCTGGACGTGGCGTTCAATCATGTTGGTATTACTGATTGGACAAAGATTGTGGAACACAATACACCAGAAGATCTCAGACCTAATGATGTCACGAGGCTTTGCGGAAACGCAGGCAAGGCACGATATGAATTAGGGTGGGAGCCAACGATTGGCTTTGAACAAATGATCAGGGAAATGGTAGATGCAGAAAAAACCCTATGATAA